TTCCTGTAATTATTTGCCACCACGACATTGCCGCTATCATCCAGCATCATACCCTGATCAAGCTCAGGCTTGTTAGCGTTGTAGACGTTCACTAAGTTGCTAACGTCAGCCCCATATCCTGCCGCCATAGCAATTGCTGCGGGCGACATGGGGAGCACAGGCGACACACCCTCTCCCCCTGAGGATACATTGCTTATCTCAGCTGGGAGGGGAGTTCCAAGACGAGCAGCGGCCTCAAGGGCCGTATTGGAGAGGGGCCTGCCGGTAGCGGCCCAGTTACGAATTGCGTAACCAAGCTCTTTACGGTCATCTTCTTTTTGTGCCGCCTGTGCAACAAGTTGGCGCTGCCTCTTAGCTTCTATTTTGTTGAGGACATGCTGTTGCCAATCGGATCCATAGCCCGCACCATGCCACTGCGCCAGCCTGGCATCCCGCGCCTCTGCCTCTAGCAGCCGCGCCTGGTCACTGTCGCTATAGTCATTCGGATCGTAGATGCGAGTGGCCCCCGGCCCTTCGCCCTTGATAACCTTTCTTAGCCAATCCATTTCAAGCTCCTAACTAACCTGGCGGCGCGGGCTGGGGGCTCAGGCTACTCATAAGTTTACCTACGCCACCAGCAAAATTGCCAAGGGAATTAAATAGGCCAGTATGAGTTGCGTTCCTCTGCCCACCAATTGAGCTAATGCTGTTCTGGAGCAGACCCATACGTTTGTAGGGGTTGTCGACCTCACGCATAAACTCGCCGAACTCAAAGGACGGCAACAGCTGGTCGTATTCTTGCTGTGCAGCGCCAGCAGCCAAAGCGATCCTGTCTGCATTGGACTTGGATGTGGCCATGGTGCTGCCAAGATTTGCAAGGGCGTTCATGTTGTTAATACCCTGGTTAATACGCTGAGAGTTAGCCTCAAGCGCGGCCATAGTATTGAGCCTGGAAATGTCGCCATACAGCGTGGCGTCGTCAGAGGCCCGTGCAGCGTCCAATTCAGCCTGTGTGATATTGGCAGTCATTGCGGCATCTTGATTGCGCGTAGCGGCATCTTGTAGCAGCAAAGCGTTCTGTGTGGCGGTATCAAGGTTGTACTTGTCAGCAACCATCGATCTGTCAGCATTAGACACAGCAGCATTGTAGCCGCGGTCCAAGTCCTGAGTGGCTAGGGCCGCAGCCCGATCATAGCCGCCGGAATAAAGATCCGCCAGGGCGCGGAATGTATTCCGGTCGTAGGCGTCGGTCGTTTCGGCATTGTAGACCTGCATGCGAGGGTCATTGGTGAAAGCGCCAGCACCGGCCCCCATCGCCCGATCTGCCACACGCTGCCGCGCCCGATCCCTGTTGAGATCGGTCATCGTTGCGTCAATCACCGTTCTTAGGTACGGGTTCATGTATGCATCGATGTCCGTCTGCAGGATCGTCCCGGCGTTCACATCTCGTGCGGTAATTGGGTCTGATTGAACAGCCGCAGCCGTCATCGTGGGTGCAGCCGCCACTGTTGTTGGGCGGCTGTTATACTGCTCAACCGGCGTCGGCATGAATTGACCGGTACTCAGACCCTGAGCCAAGGCCGCATCAAAAGCATCTTGCCCAGCCATTGGCTGACCAGCCCGGTTGATGGCCGTAGACAGGACATTGTTCATCGCGGCAATAGGAGGCTCATCATCATACGGTCGGAAGCCCGCCTTGTCGTATTCACTAAAGGCGGTATCCATGATGCGCTTACCTGCTTTTTTCAGGTATTTAGGGGTTCCGCCGCCGCCGCCGAAGAGTTTTTTAAAGACCATAGCTAGCTCCAAAAATCAGGGCCATTGCGCCCTTTAGTACCAATGCCGGTGCTTTGGTAGTGTATATCAACTTCGTGAAGGAACGGAGCTTGATCCAAGGTATCCGCTGTCCTTGTCGCATCACGCCAGGTTCGCACCATTATCAGGCCATCAACCTCTAACAGATCAGTATCAAGGACACGATACCTGAAAGCGTCCTGTGCGCTAACCGTTGTAGACGCGTTGTCTGCCAGAGTAACAGAAGTGGGGCTACTATATCCAGAAATTGTTGTTTCCAGATCAGCCCCTCCAGAACCAGCGCCTGCAATCGTCACCGTGCGCCCAATATCTGCAGCTGTGAATAGCGCAGAAGCCGCCGTCAAGGCTGCTGTGCCGCTGGTGATTGAAACATTGACCGTAGCCGGTGAAATCAACCCACCAGACGCAGAACATTCAACCTCTGCAATCTGGTGCTTGAAAGCAGTTGGTGACGACTGCGTAACAGAAACCGTGACAGGAGAACCGCTACCGACTGTCCCCTCAAAAACAGCCTGATCGTACCCCTTGGCATAAACCAGATCGAACAGCCAATTCACATCGCCTGTGCTGGCTGCATCAACAGACCAGTGAGTATGCACATATAGGTCAGTACCAACAGCATAATCGTGCGGCATGTGGTATTCGTTGAATACTTCCTGCTCTTGGCTGGCGCTGTCAAAATTCCACTGATAGATGTCACCGATATACTGACTGAACGTAGGAACAGTTTTGCCGCCCGTTCTGGACAGAATATGACCGCGCAGATCCTTCCACGGATAGGTCGGTTCTATAGGGTCAACCTGGACGCCCCAGCCCTCAACGCTGGGAAGGATCAGCCGCTCTGTCCTAGTGCCGTCGCTGCCGCCAACAATGACATCCTCACCGACCTTACGGGATTGTCTGGTTAGGCGCTCAATCTCGGCATTGATGATGATCTGGTATTCGGTGTCCCAGTTTAATGGTGCTGGGGGTAACATTATCGCTGCCCCGCTGGCTGCGCCTCAATGCGAGGTGTCCCCCACCGCCATCCGGCCTCTCGGACTGCCTCCACCTTTAGCGAAACCTGGCGAGCAGAGAAGCGCATGTTGGTGAAACCGCCTGGCGTAAAGGGGCCGTAGGTCGTCTCGTTCCCCGTCGGCTCTGATTTAGTGACAAACGAGACCTGCATGTCGCCCAGAGTGTTCTCATCCGGGATTAGGTCAGTAACCCACATCCAGTGTCGGCCAACATTCAATTCAACGGGGCCAGACTGTGCATAGACATCCGCGCCCTCATAACTGTAGCCGGTCTCGTGCTGATACCAGTAGCCGTCGGTTGATACCCACGCTGGGGCGTCATACACGCCAGCATCTACGCCGCCGCACCGATCCAGCTGCCCGATAGTCCAGTGCCGGTCTCTGAAATTGTAGGCAATGTATGTATCAACATCAGTGCCGCCGGAAGATTGGAAACCGAACCACACCTCGCTGTAGAGGGTATTTGTCCAGGCAGTAATCTTCGCCTTCTGATTCCAGTTAACCTCGGCTTTAAGATAGTCCACAAGGTCGCATGGAACCTCACGAACCGCAGCGCCGTCATACATGTAGAACTGCCCTTGGTAGGACATCCACATGGCATTGCCATCAGGCAGGGCCACAACAGCATTGGGGGCCACCAGGCCGCAATTGCTGCCCACCTTGGTGAACTGGTAGATGAAGGGCGGCCCGATATAGGTGGCTGCGTGGGCGTCAACATCAGACAAAACCAAGGTTTGTCCGCGAACCCGCACACCCGCCATTAGTGAGCCATTCGTTGCCAGCTCTTTAGATCCAGCCTGGTTCGTCGATGACGCTGCCCAGGTCGTGTTGTTTTCCTGGTCGCACCAGGCAACCTTGCGATTGTTGTTGTCAGCGCCCAGGGCAAAGAGGAACCGCTCTTCCGTGGCCACCAGACCACTGCAGTTTGTAGGAGCATTGGTAATGGCTGCAGCCGTCCCCGACAGTGTCCATTGGTACAGCTTGCCGTCAGAGGTCAAGCATCCGACTAGGTATTCGCCCCAGGTATCCAGGCTCCAAGTGTCAGCAGAGACCAGGCTGGTCGCATCGTCTCTCGGGGTGCCGTACTCATAAGCATCATAGAGACCGCCGCCATACCCCTCTCGGGCTGTGCTGCTCTCATTGCCCGTTGTAAGGCCCGCGGGGGTAATGTCGGTGACTGTCATGGCCTCGTTGACGGCGTACAACTTGGAGGCCGACCCGCTGGCCAATAGCCGGTCGCCCGTATTATCAATCCACCCTAGAACGCCCCTGGGGACGCCTGTCATCTGAGTGCTCGTCATAGGCAACCAGCCGCCCACAGGCTGCATAATGCCATCCTGCCAGCGCACTAGGTTGCAGTCGTACCAGCGCCCCATGCTCTGATAGTTCGTTCCGTTTCGGTAGACCCCCGGCGGCACTTCTAGTTTTTGTAGTTCAGGCATGGCTACATCCAAATAACGAAAGGAGTGAAATCAGGCACATCTTCTGTTGTGATTTCCAGCTTAGGGTCTTTCGACGTACCGGGTTCGTCGCTCGTATGATAAACGGACCAATCAATAGACGCAGGGGCAATGCCGTCAATCGTGTCAGGACCAATAATAAAATAGGTGTAACCCGTTTTATTAACAGCATCAGCCATCCCCGCTTCCGACGTAAAAGCATAGTATGTGTCAGCGGTCCAACCTCCAGAAGCATCATATTCGGCCAGAAGGGAATTATCAGACCACGGATATTGCCAATCACCTGTTGTCAGCGTTGGCCCCCATGAATAGTTACGCGCCTGCAATTTATAGGACCGGCTTGCCGTGTCCCCAGCATTCAGCGACAGGACAGAAGTTAGAACCTCTGACGTGTCGGGAATAGCCGAAGTGTCGAACCCAAGGAAACCCTGATAGACAAGATAAACTGACCCGACCTTGCCTTTCCCCGCCGCCGTCGTTGCATATTCCCCTGTCGTTACGTCACGCACCTGCACCGTGCCGCTGCCGTCTTTTGCGTCAAGCCAAACGGTGTCAGAGCAAATAAGATCGCCGCCTGTGTCCATATAGACTGTGTAGCTACCCATCAAAGAACCCCGAACTCTGCATGATAAACACAAGGACATCGCTAGGATCAGTAGACCCTTCTCCATCCACAAGAGGTGGGTTTACGATAGTCCACGGATTGTTAAATGGCAGAGATTGACCATTGGCAGAAAGCTGAACCTGAACACACAGGTGCTTTTCCCCAAACGTCACATCAGACAAGCGAACGTCTAGGCCGTTATTCAGGGAAAAGGCGCGATAGTCACCGATATGATCTGCAAGGGTCTGAACATCCATCAATACGTCGCTCTTAACTGTAGAAGAACCTGCAAACCGCGTGGCGCAGACGCAGAAATGGCATCAACGTCAATTTCCAGATAATCGCCGTCAGCGAATGTCTGCGCACCATCCAACGTCCCGCCTGTTGACGCTGTGCCGCCACTAGCAATAGACATTACCGCACTAAATATCGTTGTTCCGTTCTTGTGAACATCAATAGTAGTCGCGCCGGTTGTCCCCGCCGTATCCACATATGCCTTGGCAGCAACAACTGACCAGCTAGAGCCTGGCGGAGCATAAATGCGCCCCATAATGTTTGTATCAGCAGAAAGAAGCGTTGACTGCTCAACAGCCCGCGCCATCATGTGCTGGTCAACCGTGGCCGGCATATCAACGGCAAGAACCTTTTTATGCTCGGTCGCGTCAGCGTCATAGACCATCACATAGTCAGCATCTTTATCGACAGATGACAGGGCCGTAAGACCACCAATATCAACATTCAATGTGCGGGACGTGGTTATATCACCACCACCAGACAAGCCCTCACCGCCGCTGATAGAAATAGACGTATGCGCCACATGCTCGGTTTCGACAAAACCGTACAAAGCATCGTGAGCAATATTTTCAATCAGAATGCGCTTATGCTCAGATGCCGAAGTGTCATAAGCCAGAAGATAATCAGCCGCTTCATCTGGAAACTCGTCTTCTGTCAGCGCATTCACATCAAGCGTAATGGACCTGTTGGTGGTAATGTCACCGCCACCAGTCAAAGCGCCACCCGCCGAAATGGACACAGAAGAATGGTCAATATGTTCATTGGCGACAAAATTAGTCAGCGCATCATGGTCAATATTGGCCGTGCCTGTAACCGTGATGGTCCCGGCAACAGTCAGCGTCTTGCCAGAGCCCACATTGATGCCGACCGAGGTGCCAGTCCCCGCTGCCGCAAAAAGATCATCGATAGCGTCGATCAGGGTGTTCAGTTCGTCGCCCCAAGTGTCGGACGATGCACCAACCGTGGGCTTGGTTAGGGTCAAGTTTGTTGTTGGGTTAGCCATCGGTCATCCTCTAACTAAAAGCCTGCTTGGGGTAGGCATTAAGAGAGCCGGAAGGATAGCGAGACTGGCTATCTTCAATTATCAGGCTCTCCAATAGATCCGAATACTGCCCTCCCCAGAAAGTTGCCCTGGCATCACCGACATATTCAGCCACCTTGGCCGCGGTGCCGGTGAAGTAAATGTGCGGGTAGTACGTCACCAGCCAATTCGTGGCATCATCAGCGTCTAAGGCGTCCAACCGCTTGTAGTAGGTCAACTCAGCCTGATAGGTATCGTCGGGGGCCGGGAGCAACTCAATCTCATCAGCAATGATAGAGAAGAACTGCGGCACCCCAACCGAGGAGTACTCACTTCGTTTTACATCCATCATATCAGGCTTGAGAAATTCAAGTTTCCGCACTGGGTTGGTGTTCAGCTGGATGCCAACCATCCCCAGACAGTCACTGGGCCATGCAGTGAACTGATCAGACAGATCAGCCCGAGACCGGCCCATCTGATGACGGACCCTGACACGGGTGTTGATATCAGCCTCAACCAGGGCAATAGCCGTCAGCGTGTACTCAACACCAGTGGTGGACGTAAATTGAGATTGTACTGCCTGCTCCAGCGTCAACCGATCAACGATTGTGGGAATGGCCATTGGTCATTCTCCTACGCTCGCGGACCTGCGCTCTCAAGGGTGCGTCCGCCGGGGGCCATAGGGGCATCAGCTGGGCGATTTGCGCGATCTGCACGGCGCTCACCGGTCAGTTCGTCAATGGCAGTGGTCAGCATCTCGCTGTACATTTGGATGCGCTCCATATCACGCAGATAGATAGCCGCCTCCAGGCAGGATCCATACAGGTACACATCCGGCGCATCTGTGACCAACCAGTTCGTCGTGTTGAGCGATGTCAGGGCCGGGACGCGCTGGTAATAATACAGGGTGGCAGAAACATTGGCCGCAGGGCGAACAATAATTGTCGTGCCACTAATCCCCACATACTGCGGATTAGCATTTGGCCGATGCCGGAATAGGAATTCGTCGCTGTCCATGTCCACCA